GGGTAGGACTAGCGTTCCTTGAGGAGACACCTGATCGTACTGCTCGTGGTCTGGTAGGATTACAGATCAACAAACCTATACACCTACCGGGCTGTGACTACTCACCATCTGAGGTAGACCAAGTGTTTGATAGCCTCAACCTTGACGACCGTGTTGTGCTATGGGATACGTTTGGTTCCAACAAGATAGAGAACGTGTTGGCTAGGTTCCGTTATCAGATCAAGGTACTGGGTGTGCAGTACATAGTGCTGGATCACATATCAATACTGGTATCAGATCAGGAGAACGGTGACGAGCGTAAGGCTATTGACGAGATCATGACCAAGCTACGCATGTTCTGTCAGGAGATGCGTGTGGCTATGTTTATTGTGTCACACCTACGTAGACCTGAAGGCAAGGGACATGAGGACGGTGCGTACACCAGCCTTGGTCAGCTACGTGGTAGTGCCGCCATTGCCCAACTCAGTGACATCGTGTTAGGATTAGAACGTAATGCACAAGCAGAGGATCCTATGGTACGTAACACCACCAACGTGCGTGTACTGAAGAACAGGTTCAGCGGTATGACAGGGCCAGCTACTGCGTTGATGTACAACAAAGAAACAGGGAGGCTCACTGAGGTATTTGAATGAGGTGTATTGCTTGTGATAAGATAATGACAGACTACGAGCTAACCAAGAAGTTCAGCGGGAGTGGGGAGTTCGTTGATATGTGTAACGAGTGTAGTCGTTTCTTAGTTGAGGATGACTTGACTGCGGTAGGTAACATAGACTATGCTAGTCTTAGTGATCTAGAGGAGATACGAGATGTCGAAGATGGGACGTTGGATCATGACACAGGAACAGAACAAGGAGATGAGGGATGGTGGTAGTCAACTATCAGAAAGACAGAAACTTGATCTCGCCTACTACGAATACTGTGTTCTTAGACATAGAGGCAGACGGCCTGAACCCTACGAAAGTACACTGCGTGGTTACCAAGAGACCGAACGAAGCTCACTTGACCCACTTATCTAGGAGGAGTTTAGTCGATGAACTGGCGCGTGGTGGACAGGTTTGTGGGCATAATCTTATTGGGTATGATCTTCCTGTACTTAACAGGCTATGGTCTATACGCATTGATCAAGACAGAGTTGTGGATACACTGGTTCTTTCTCGTCTCTTTCATCCCGATCTGGATGGTGGTCACAGCCTCGCTGCTTGGGGAAATAGACTTGGCTTCCCTAAAGGTGAGCATACAGATTGGACAGAGCTATCTGAAGAGATGGTGGCGTACTGTAAAAGAGATGTGGATGTCACTGAAAGATTACACGATGCGTTACTACAACAGATGAGACTGTTTGGTTTTACCAAGCACTGCGTGGATCTGGAACACAGTGTTGCGTTTATCTGTAAGGATCAGGAAGACAACGGGTTTGAGTTCAACAAACAGAAAGCTATTGATCTGTATGAAGAACTGACTACCCGTATGCACAGGATTGAGAGTGATCTACAACGTGTGTTCCCACCCATAGTGGAGGAAAGGATCAGTGATAAAACAGGTAAGAAACTCAAGGACAAAGTTACGGTATTCAATGTCGGTAGTAGACAACAAATCGCAGATCGTCTTACTAGCAAAGGTGCAGTGTGGAAGGAACTCACTCCGTCAGGAAAACCGAAGGTCGATGAGGCTACGCTTAAAAAGCAGAATGACATTCCCGAGGCAAAGATTATCCTCCGTTATCTTCTCTGTCAAAAGCGAGCGTCACAAGTTGATTCGTGGATTCAAGCAGTTGGAGAAGGTAGCAGAATACATGGGCGAGTACGTCACATTGGAGCGGTTACCGGAAGAATGGCACACTCACAACCTAACATGGCTCAAGTTCCTGCTGTAAGGGCTGAGTACGGTAAGCAGTGTCGTGAGTTGTTCACTGTTCCTGATGGTCGTGTTCTTGTTGGTGCTGATGCTAGTGGTCTTGAGCTACGTATGCTGGCTCATTATATGAACGACGAGAAATACACCAACGAGATACTCACAGGTGACATACACACAGCCAACCGTATAGCCGCTGGCTTAGATAACAGGGACGATGCCAAGACATTTATCTATGCGTTCTTGTACGGTGCAGGTGATGCCAAGATAGGTAGCATCGTAGGTGGTAGTGCTGCTCATGGTAAGAGGTTGAAGCAAGCGTTCCTAGAGAACACACCAGCACTGGCTGACTTACGTGCTGAGACTATGGCAGATGCCAAGACAGGATTCCTTACTGGTCTTGATGGTAGACGCATACGTGTACGATCAGAACACGCCGCACTGAACACACTGCTACAGGGCGCCGGCGCTGTGGTGATGAAGCAAGCCATCGTCATACTGTATGACCTACTGGAACGTGTTAACTTCAAGCTGGTCGCACAGGTACACGATGAGTGGCAGATAGAATGTAAACCAGAAGACGCAGACTTCATTGGTAAGTCTTGTGTTAACGCAATGGTATTCGCAGGCGAAGTCCTGCAACTGAACTGTCCGTTGGACGGAGAGTATAGGGTTGGTAATAGTTGGGCCGATACCCACTAGCACAATTCTATTTTATGTGGTATAATATTAGGGTAAGTTTAACTAGCAGGAGATATGCTATTATGTCTAATGAAGCACCCAACGTAATGATCAAGTGTGATTTGTTCTGGCCTAACCTGACTCACAAGAATGAGTTGGCTGGTAAGTTTACTGTTGATCTATGTAACCTTTCTGATGCTGCTGTTGTTGCGTTAGAAGATATGGGTCTTACTATTAACAACAAGGGGGATGAGCGTGGACAATTCATTACCTGCAAATCCAACAACAAGTACAGAGCCTTTAACCCAGACGGTACAGAGTTGCTCATCAAGGGCCGCACCCCACGAGATGAGATGGATGACCCAGAGTCAGGGGTTGTGGTGGGTAATGGTTCTAAAGCTAAGTGCCTTATCGGATACTACGATTGGGAGTACCTCAAGAAGAAGGGTCGTAGTGCCACACTCAAGCGTCTTGTAATTGATGAGGTTGTTGAGTACTCACCAGAAGTAGAAGAGATGGAAGCTCTGTGATACTCATTGATGGTGATATGCTGGTGTATCGTGTGGGGTTTGCCTGTGACGAGGAGAGTGAAGACGTTGCAGTGCAGACCCTAGACAACTACCTGTCTGAGATGGTTGTAGATTTATCTGACCACTACACATCCAGCATCATCTACCTAACTGGTAAGGGCAACTTCAGGGACGAGGTTGCTGTTACCCTACCCTACAAAGGTAACCGTACTGAGAAACGTGTGCCTGTACATAAGAAACTGCTCCGTGATTTCATGGTATCAGAGTGGAACGCACAAGTAGTTAACGGCATGGAAGCTGATGATGCTATTGCTATCAAGGCTACTGAGCTAGATCACAACGCCATCATCTGTTCGTTGGACAAAGACTTCAGACAGATTCCTTGTCCTATGTATGACTACACCAAGAAAAAAGTAAACTCAAGTTTACCTGACGATGCTATGCGCTGGCTGTACAAGCAGGCATTGATGGGCGACCGTGTTGACAACATACCGGGCATACATGGTATCGGTCCTAAGAAAGCAGACAAGATCATTGATCCTTGTACTACTGAATGGGAGTGTTACAGCACCTGTCTTACTCACTACTGGGACAATGAACTGGATGAGGACAGACTACTAGAAAGTCTTAGCCTTTTGTATTTGTTACGTTCACACGATGATAAGTACGAGAAACCAAGCGAGGTTTAAATGAAAGAGTACGTTGTTACCATGTGGGAAAATTCAGACCTAAGATGTTTAAGAGAAATAAAAGACGGCTTTAAAACAGAAGAAGAGGCTTGGGATTGGGCAATGAAAGACATCGAATCTTATCACGGTGGTTCATTCCAAATAGGTGAGATAGATGTAGATGAAGAAGAAGAAATATGATTCTAAGTTTGAGAAAGCAGCCCATGAGATTATGCAGGGCTGTGAGTATCATCCAGAACAACGTATCTTTTATCTTGTTCCTAAACACTACGAGCCTGACTTTGTTTACACTCACCGTGGCAAGACATGGTACATAGAAGCAAAGGGTAGATTCCGTACATCTGAGGAGGCACGTAAGTATGTCATCATCGCAGACACACTCAGCCCGAAGGAAGAGTTGGTATTTCTCTTCCAACGAGCCAGCACCCCAATGCCGGGAGCCAAGCGAAGAAAGGATGGTACACGCTACACAATGGAAGAGTGGGCAGAGAAGCATGGATTCCGTTGGTACACTCTTGAAACAATACCTACAGGGTGGAGAAGATGACACGACATCTAGTAATACCTGACACACAGATAAAACCTGACTGTCCTATTGATCATATGTACTGGGCAGGTAGGTACGCTTGTGCTATTAAACCAGATACGATCATACATCTAGGTGATCACTGGGATATGCCATCGTTGTCATCGTATGATGTAGGTAAGAAGTCGTTTGAAGGTAGGCGCTACTCCGCTGATGTAGAAGCAGGCAACGAAGCCATGCAGGTATTCATGGACTGCATCAGAGCAGAGCAACAGCGGTTACGCAGACGTAAGAAAAAGATATGGAAGCCGCGTCTCATCTTTACTCTGGGTAACCATGAACACCGCATTGAACGTGCAGTAGAGAACGATGCCAAGCTAGAAGGATTGATGAGCTATGAAGATCTTAACTTGCGTGGTTGGGAGGTTCTTCCGTATCTTCAGCCTATCATTGTGGATGGCATTGCTTATTGTCACTTTTTTACTAGCGGTGTTATGGGCCGCGCAGTCACGAATGCAAAGCTACTGCTCCAAAAGAAACATATGTCATGCGTCATGGGACACGTACAAGATAGAGACATCGCATTCGACAGGAACGCGGCAGGAAACAGAATGACTGCACTGTTTGCTGGTATCTTTTATCAACATGATGAAGAGTATTTAAACCCACAGACTAACGGATCATGGTCTGGTTTGTGGGTGTTCAACGAAGTAGACAACGGCACGTTTGATGAGATGCCCGTGTCTATGTCATACCTACGGGGGAAGTACGGTGCTAACTCTTGATGAAATACTAGAACGAATAGCCTCACGCTATGATGAGGTAACAATAATGGAAGCACTAGAGATTACATCCGAAGAGTTAGTTGAAAGGTTTGCTGACAAAGTAAACACAAACAGTTGGAAGTTTGACTTAGAGGAAGAGTACGTTGAATGAGTGGACTACCTACTTAGATAAAAACGGAGAGGTTATGACTTATAATTCTATTGATGATGCAACACCAGAAGAGTGGGACAAAGCAAGCAAGACAGTGTATGGTAAGTTGTATCATCCTAATGATCATGCCATAGACAAACAGATAGGAGGTAATCACTACAGCAGGTACGTTATACAACCAGTAGACTTCATCATTGCTAACAAGTTGGATTGGTGTGAAGGTAATGCAATTAAATACATTACGAGATGGAAGAACAAGAACGGAGTAGAAGATATCAAGAAGGCTATCCACTACCTAGAGATATTACTGGAGCGCATAGAGAATGAAGATAGTCGAAGGTAACTTTGGAAAGAAAGAAGACCAAGATGATATCAAGACATCTGAGTTTCTTGCTTTGTTGTCAGCAAGGAGCTTAGGGTACGAGGAAGAAGAAAGACCAATCAAATGTGTTGTTATTATGTATGAAGATGGTGAAGTGTTTGAAGTCACTGCTACCGAACAATACCCAGATGGTGTATACTTTCTTCTTGGATTGGCACAAGCCGCAATACTTAATGAAACTTTAGGGATAACTTAATGGATGCATACCAACAGTACATACACAAGAGCCGTTACGCACGTTACCTACCAGAGGAGAAGCGTAGAGAAACTTGGGAAGAAACAGTTAACCGCTACATCAACTACTGGGTAGATCGTGCCAACCTCAACGACTTTGAGGTGTCAGAGGTATTCAAAGCTATACATGATTTAGATGTCATGCCGTCTATGCGAGCACTGATGACCGCAGGAGAGGCACTAGACCGTGACAACGTAGCAGGGTTTAACTGTAGCTACCTACCCATAGACCACCCCAAGGCGTTCGATGAGATGATGTACGTGCTCATGTGTGGCACAGGCGTGGGGTTCAGTGTTGAACGGCAGTACGTACAGAAATTACCAGAAGTAGCAGAGGAGTTCCATGAAACCGATACAGTTATTAATGTGGCAGATTCGAAGATCGGATGGGCGAAATCGTTTAGGGAGTTGGTATCACTGTTGTATTCAGGTCAGATTCCCAGATGGGACGTTAGCAGAGTACGACCTTCAGGTTCCCCGCTCAGGGTTTTTGGAGGTAGAGCATCGGGTCCAGAGCCTTTGCTCGAACTGTTTCGATTCACAGTTGACCTCTTTCGGGGAGCGTCTGGACGAAAACTTAGCTCCGTTGAATGCCACGATCTTTGCTGCAAGATTGCTCAAATCGTCGTCGTTGGAGGAGTCAGACGATCAGCCCTCATCAGCCTCAGTAACCTCACAGATGACAGACTCAGACGTTGTAAGCATGGTCAGTGGTGGGTAGATAACCCCCAGCGTGGACTAGCTAACAACTCTGCGTGTTACACAGAGAAGCCAGACTTTGAGGCGTTCCTTAACGAGTGGACTAGTTTATATGAATCACGATCCGGTGAGCGAGGTGTCTTTTCTAGAGTGGCTAGTCAGAAGCAAGCTGCAAGAAACGAACGAAGAGATGCTACCTATGATTTTGGAACTAATCCATGTAGTGAAATCATCCTCCGACCCTACCAATTCTGTAATCTATCAGAGGTTGTTGTCAGGTCAACCGATACGCTCGCTAGTCTCAAACGAAAAGTACGGATTGCGACTATCCTTGGAACTTTACAAGCTACCTTGACTGACTTCCGTTACCTACGAAACATCTGGAAAACAAACACAGAAGAGGAAGCACTGCTTGGTGTGTCGCTGACAGGTATCATGGATCATCCCATGTTGTCAGGAAGAGGAGACAAGAATGAACTCAAGAAGTGGCTCAGAGCTATGCGACAGGAAGCCATCAAGACTAACAAGGAGTGGGCTAACCGATTGGGTATCAACGTGTCTACTGCTATTACCGCTGTTAAGCCTTCGGGTACTGTTAGTCAGTTGGTCGATAGCGCTAGTGGTATCCATCCTCGTTATAGTGCACAGTATATTCGACGAGTACGCGCAGATGCTCGTGATCCATTATGCGCCGTGTTAGAAGAAGCGTTTGGTGAGAACCCTGAAATCATCCTAGACTACGACTCAAACGACAACCCAATTAAGTTTAAGTTTGTAGAGCAAGATATAACTAGCCCAACCACAAAAGTATTTTCGTTTCCTATTGCCTCGCCTAAAGATGCAGTAACGGCTAATGAGATGGGAGCTATGGAACAGCTAGAACTGTGGGAGATATATCAGGACGAATGGTGTGAACACAAGCCGTCAATGACTTGTTACTACCGTGACAACGAGTTCTTAGAGGTGGGACAATGGTTGTACAACAAGTTCGATAAAGTTTCTGGTATTAGCTTTTTGCCGTACTCAGACCACACGTACCAACAAGCACCGTATGAACCTATTGATACGAAAACATACAACAAGATAGCTAAATACTTCCCAAAGGAAATATCGTGGGATATAGAAGAGGCCAGCGACATGACCGAAGGATCACAACAACTGGCATGTACAGGTAACAACTGCGAACTATAGCAACGCAGGTGCGTTATGAAATGAAGATCATAGAGTAACCATCACGCTTGCCTACGTCCTCTGGCTTGTCTTTCGGGTCATGGGGCGTAGGTATTCCTTCCTGCTGCATCTTTCTGATGCGCTCTTTAGAACGCTGACACATACTGTGATAGTCGTGAGATGTGTAACTTACTGTGTGTTTATCGTCGTTCATTGTTACTCCTTAGTAAAACTCTTCTTCTAAGAAAGGCTGGGCTACACGCATAAACGGCAACCATCGTATTCCTCGGCCCTCAAAGATTACTTCTTCTAAGTCATCTTCTCCGGTTACTAGACCCATTAAGTCTTCAACGATGTCTACGGACCCTGAAACTGGTGCAGGCATAACGCTTAACAATAGAGGTATTGCATCTTTCTCTAAAAGTTTGTTGAGGTTGTAAGTACTAAGGGTATTTACAGATACTAAACTCAAAGCAAAATCTGCAGCGTACTTTTGCATGTGGTCCATATCAAACGCTTCCCTCTTCATTATTGGCTGACGTAGTTCGTTTAACAGAACGTTACCGCCACCAACAATAGTTAAGTAAGCAAGTGCGTTCTTTACAGCCTCTGCTTTTTTCTTGTTGTCTTTGTTTTTAACACCTTCTTTGTAAGTGTTGTACACCAAGTTCTCTATTTGTTGTAGTTGTTTTAAACCAAACGTGCGGAGCATGTACAAAATTCTACCGTTTGGGTTGGATAAATACCATCTAGGCATCTGCGCTAAATCAGAAGGCTGTATTCTAGCAAGCTCTGCAGCCGCTAGCTCTTTAACCCTTTGTGTTTTTTTGTTGGCTAACAAGTCACGCTTGAGTAGGCGCATTTCATTAGGACCAAACAACCAAGAAAACTCAGTGTCCAAAGTACCGTCTAGTATTTTTTGCTTTGCTCTGTTTACAGCAGCCGTTAACGAAACGTTCTTACCAGCCATGTCTGCTGCTTGAAAGCCAGACGCTTTGAACGTAATTTCAGACATGTCGTTAAATCTGCGATTCCACTTAGTAGCACCTTCTCTTAAAAATTCTCCGGTTGCTTGCTTCGCTAAACCAATATCTGCAGTGTTAACTGTTTGTCCTCTTCTAGTTAAAAAGGAAACAACAGCATCAGCGGTATTACTAGCTCCGTAGTTGACTACAGAATTACTAAGATCGCCTAAGTTTAAAAACGCGGAGTATGGGTTTCCAATAGTCCCAACGTACCCCAGTTTTCTAGCGTTAGCTATCCAAGTGTTTGGACCTCTACTTCCGTCAACAATTAAAGCACTAAGCAGTTCATCAGCAACTTTGCTTGTCTTTTCTTGAGCGCCTTCTTTCTTTAAAGTTTCTTTTAGTTCTTCGAACGAATATCGACCTTCAGCTAACTCTTCTTGAATGTTACGTTCAGTAATTGTAGCTTTTTGTTTTAGTTTGTTGCTTGCGTTCTGAATACCAAAAGTACGGTGCATCTCAATCGTTGCCGCATCCCGAGCCATCTTATCTTTTAAAACAACAAGAGGGTTTTCATATAGCTCTTTAGCCTCAACAGAACTAACATAACCACGACTTCTCTCCTGTAAGTTTTCATCTGCGGATCGTTTGGAAAACGCACGACGCATGAGAATACTAGGTTTTTCTTCCGTCAACGCACGAGAAGGTACGTACATATCATCTTCAGGCAAGTCTCGCCAAACATACGTTCTATAATCGTTTTCTTGTGCGCGTCGTATTTTCATTAACGCTTCGTATCCTTCAAGTCCTCGCTCACTAATACTCTGCTTAAACAACTCAAACTGTTGTTGCCTTATCTCGGGTGCTAGGTTAGCGTTAGAAAAGTTTGTAATAGTTTTTTTAAGTACACCCGTTGAATCGTTTTCTAATTCTCTGGCAAAAGCAATAACAGGTCTGCTGTTAAACACTTCTTCAAAGGACTGTTGCTGTTGTGCCATTTTGGTAGCAAGCCGTTGCACGTTTCCACCAAAAGCATCACCTACTCGTTCCCTAGCAACGTTAACAAGAGGACGCATTTTGTCTTCGTAAAAATTACTTACAAAATTCTTTTTCCTTGCAGCAATAGTTTCAGGCGTAAACCCTGTTTTGCCTGCGTTGAGTTTAACTCTGTTCCTAACGTCATCAATATTTTGACCACGGTAGTCTAAAGATGAACGCTTACCGCCTTTAGCCATTTCACTACGTATAATAGACCCTACGTTTACGCCCGTTTCTTCAGCAGCCTGTCGGTAAGCCAAGCCCAACGCAGGACCAGACAACATCTCACCTGTCATGTTGTAGTGATTAAGAGCAATACGATCCATTACAGGTTGAACTTCGTTTATAACGTCTGTGGTTGCTGTTTCTCCACGCCCTGTGGCTACTGCTCTAACTCGTTGAGCTTCTTTTGTTGCTGCTTCCGTTAGTTCTTTTTGTACTTTTTCTATTCGACCAACAGAACGACCACCTATACCACCAAGACCACCAGCCAACAAAGAAATACCCATGACTAACGGGTTCTGAAAAGTTTCTGCAACAGCTTCTGCTCGTTGTTGTGCAGAGCCTTCAGATTCCATGAAGCTGTAAGTACCCATTTCGGCACTTGTCAAACCACCTTGTCTAGCAAAACCACCAGCAAATGTTTTACCAACGCCTAATGTTTTTGCTAACATAGCAGACGGCATTACACCACCAGCAACACGCAAAGTTAAATCAAGTTGAGGGTTAGCCTCTGCAAAACTTTCCTCGTAGTTTCTATACATATCTAGCGTTGCTTGGTAAGGCACACCTGTAATTTTAGAGTTAATGTACGAAGCTACTTCTTCGCCTACTACACCACCCGTAAGACCTTCTGTTAAAGCTAAGGAAGCACCTACTACATCGTCTGTAATACCCTCAAAGTTCCTGATGTCTTGGTCTACTTCAAGTTTAAACTTCAGTGCTTTGTCTAAAGTTTCTTGATCTAACTCTTTTTCTGCGCGGTTAATTATGTCGGTTAGTTGCTTAGACTGCTCTACTTTTTTGTTGTACGCTTGGCGTTCTTCTGTTTCGGTTGAAACAATTTTTTCAGATAAGCCTTTAGTTTTTTCAGCGGGCGTCTCTAACTCTTCTGAAAGAGACAGAATAAATCCCTGCGCTTTGTCTGCAGTTTCTTGATCGCCTCGGTCTAAGGCGTCTTGTTTTATCTGCAAGAGTTGTGTTAGTTTTTTATAGCTCATCGATTTTGTTGTGCCTTAATAAACGCGTCCGCTTCACTTTCTGACTCAGTTTTACCGCCCGGTGTGCCGACATTACCTAGTGCCTCTACATTTTCCATTTCAAGAATGTTTGAACCTTTTTGGTACGCGGACAGTAAACGAAAACCGTCTTCTACTTTGCCTGTTTTTTGTGCCTGTTGAGCAGCCTTTAATCCTAACTGTGCAGCCAGACTTTTTATCTGTGCTAAATCTTTCTCTTTTCTAGGATTTAAATCGTTTTCTTCCATGATACGTTGTTCGGCTGCTTTAGAAAATATAGTTGCCATTTGTGCAGAAGGAAGCTCACCAGTTGTGGATTTAGCAATCAACATTTTGACAACAGCCTCGTTTTTTGATTGATTACTTGTAATTGAATCAATTACTTCTATATCTGCGTCAGACAAACCTAACTCTCTTAGTTTTGCTTCAGTATACGAAAAATTAGTTTTAAGTACGTTATCTTTAGCCTCTGCTACGCGAGCATCATTTATTATTTGTTGATCCACAGCGCTTTTCCATACATCCTCTTTACCGGGATTTTGAGTAAGCCATGCGTCTTTAGCCTCTTCACCTCCTCTTAAGTAAGCTGCTGCAGCACTTCTGCTTAAACCTTCTAATACTGCTTTTTCCCTGTTAGCTATACGGATAGCATCATCAGCAATATAGTCTTGGTATCTTTGTTTTGCAAAATCTCTGTTTATATCTCTTATGTCTGCATCAGCAAGCCATTCGTCAAACTTTGCCCTTTCTCTTTCAACAGCTTCCCTTGCATTTTTTTGTGATTCAAGACTAGCTTCTAAACCTGCGCTAAAGCCTTCAACTTGTTGTTGTTGCGCAAAAGGTAAATTACGAGCAGCAGCCAGTAGCTCTTTTTCTAAAGCAGCGCGCCGAATAGAAACAGTGCTTGGATCTGCGTCAGGATCAGACATTAACTCCCTTAGTTCAGACTGAATACGAGTAACTTCGTTAACAGTCTCTAAGTTAGAAGCCTCTTTTTCTCCTGCTTGTATTTGAGAAATATACGGCTGTGCCACTTCCGGTTTCATTTGAGGAAGAAGTGTACGAAGAGTTGCGTAATCTTTATTTACAAGAGCTTGTTGCGCTTGTCTTTGAAGATTTTGCCTTTCTTCTTGTTGTTTTTGTAACTGCATTACAGCCGGAGTTTGTCCTAACCCTTGAGCAGCTTCAAACAAACCTTGCTGGTAAGAAGGCTGTAAAAGTCCCTGTAAAAATGTTTGTGAAAACCTAGCCATAATTATTCACCTAGTCTTTATCCAAAAATACCACTAAGAAGGGAACCAAACAAAGATCCTATTCCGTCATCCGTTTTAACAGGAGAGAACATACCACCAAGAACTCCTGAACCAATACCACCCAGCAAGTTAGCCCTAGCTTGTTCAGCAATCAGTCTAGCCTCAAGACCACTCATCATAGTCTCACCGTACTGACCAGCACCAAACAACTGTGCCTGCTGTTGTAACTGCGGGAACAATGACGTAGCTTGAATAGCATTCAGAAGCTGTGCTTGTGGTACGTATGCACCGCCTAGAGCGCCAAGACCTAGCTGTTGTTGAGCTTGTTGCAGACCCATACGATTAGTTAACAAACCAGCACCACCAGTAAGAGCTTGCAACGCTTGAGCTTGTTGTGCTGCCTCTAACGCTTGTCGTTGTCCTGCAAGACCAGAACCTAGTCCAGCAAACTGAGAACCTAGAGCCGCCTGTTGACGTTGTTCTGCCTGTGCCTGTTCTATAGCCATAAGGGCTGCTCTGTTCTGAGCTTCTTCTTGTGCTTGTGATAAAGCCAATTGTTCTGGCGTACCACCAAACATAGATGTTTGTACACCACCACGACCTTGAGCAAACAGACGCTCTTCTAAAGCAAGCCGTTGTCTTTCTTCTTCACCAAGCTGTGTAGCTCTAATACGGTTGTACACATCTTGTTCTCTAGCACCCATAGGCATACCAGCCTGACCCATGAACTGACCACCAAGACCAAATGCTTGTTGTGCTGCTGCTTCTTGTTGAGTTAAACCAAACGGATCAGCACCAAGACCAATACGACCAGCAGTTATAGCTTCTTGACCAGCCTCTCCTAACAAAGTAGTACCAAGAGGGCCAGCAGAAGACAAACGTGTAGCTGCTGTTCCTAGTAATTGGTTTTGAATAGCGGCTTCAGCAGGAGAAAGAGTCATACTAGGAGTTAAACTAGTAACAACACCAGTAGTAGGATCAAGCTCTGGAGTATATCCAAATGTGCCACCTGTCCCTGTGGTCAACGTATAAGGTTTAAACTGAGACAAAGCTAATGCTTGTTCAGCCATTCCTATTGCACCGGGAATAACTTTATCGCCTACCTTAGTGCCTAGAACAGCTTGTTCTCCAATTTCTCCTAGCCTGTCGTAAGCAGATTTAGTTAATGCAGAACCACCTGCAATAGCTGCTCCACCAACAAGAGGACCAAGAAGACCGCCTAAAAAACTACCAAGTCCAGAAGTTTCTTCTTCAGCCATTAGTAAGTACCTCTTTTCTTATTATAATTCATCATAGCGTTTTACCTATCAGTGCTAGTACATTCATTTCCTGTATGGACAGCGCGTAGCCGTTGATGTCTGTCTCAAGACCAACGCTAATTACTGAGCCGTAGCCTGTCGTGTTAATAGAAGAACGGCTAATGATTGTACCTTCTTCAGAAAACTCTGCTACGTTGTACTCAGACTGTCCGTAGAATCCGGGTGTAGCACTGCTAGTTCTAAACGTGCTAGTGCTGGTTGCTGTTGAAAAGTCGTAAGACCACTTGAGAAAAATGTCTGCGTTGTTACCACCAATAATTGTAGGTCTAATCTTTTTCAACATCTTAATACGTGACGGATCACCAAAGCTCAATCCGGGGCTGTAGTAACGGAAACGATAGACACTACCGTTGTCAAAGTAGTTGTTGTACGTCCCTACACCCGCTGTTGTGCCTATGTATATGTCACCGTTTCTGTCCCTGTGAAAACATTTAAAGTCCACACTAGGCCATCGTGTTACCCTGTACGCACCGTTCTCCAGTGTGCCTCGTACATCAAAGCAGTACACGAGGTTGAGATCAGGAAAGCACAGAAGATAGAAGTAGTTTTCAGGACTGTACACTGCACTAACTGCTTGTGTTTTTGCCAGTGTGTTAGCAATTAGTTCCTGTTTGATGTTTCTGCTCAAGTCGGTAATAGGCAAGGACTTTTCTTGTATAGATCGTCCTAAACTCCTAAGACCTGTCTGTGTCAAAAACAACAAGTCTGTTCCTATGTTCTGTACACTCTTTCTGTCTACACAGCCAACACCCGGAATAGTGTCCTGTATAGCCATTGTTGCTGGACTCTCTGCACCACCGTACACCAGCGTATTGTTTTCACCAAAGACCACTAGCAGTCCGTTGTGTGCCGCTATAGCTACAACCTTGTCAAACCCGTTAGGCCACGCCTTAGACACATCAATAGATCCGCTAGATCCACCAGAGAAATCGTGTCCTATTAACAAGTCAGACCAGTAGATCGTGTTGTCATTAGTAGCGTTACCTACACACCACACTCGTCCGTAAGCACCTATAGCTTCGTTGGCGTACTGTGCAGAAGTTACAGACGCACCAGCAACACTGGACATTTTAGTTACTGCGCCTAGACTGTTGCTATACACGAGAGGCTCGTAGCCACGTTGGAAGAAGTAAGCGTGATCGTTAAAGTTAAATATCTTCCAATCGTTAGCTGTAATCGTGTACGACCCCGGAGTTGCGTCAACCAGTGTAGTCGTACCTGTCATAATCTTGTTGTTACCAGTACTAAAGATTACTTCGTTACCAGCACCGTCGTAAAACTCATGTATGTTAGAGAGGTAGTCAGTACCCAGCACAGTCTTGTCTGAAGTTAAAACAGCGTTACCCTTACGTGAAGCTAATCGTCCTCGTCTGTCAATAATAGCGTTGTCTGCAATCTCCGCAAAAGACGTATCCTGTGCAAGCGGAGAATCCTCTGTGTTGATCCCTTTGAACGCAGGAGCAACTAAGTTAATGCTTTGTAGTGGCTGGGCCATCTAGCGTCTCCTACGGTGTGTACCAAATAGTTTCTTCTGGGTGTCTTTGTGCGTCAAGAGCAATAGCATCTGCAAGATATCTGTCTGCAATAGCAAAGTATTCAGGAGCAGAAGTACCGCCTGTTTCACCACGTTCACGAGCCAACAAAGCTACTGCCATGTGAATAACAGGTTGACTAGGAATAGCCAACGTGTCAGAGTCACTAGTCAACGGTACGTTTCTGTGTACAACTTTAACTTTGATAGAGTACACACCGTCAGGCTTAGGGTACACATCAATCTGTGCATCACCGCTACCGTCTACACTGTTATAAGTAAAGTACTGAGGAGAACCAGAAACAGGAGTTTGAACAAAGAACTGTTCATCAAACCAAGTCTGAGGTTGATACTGCATAACAAAATTAGACGTATCATTTATAATGTTAAGTACTTTTCCTTTATCGCCGCTTCCTGTTAGTGAGTATGTATAATCATCAGCAGCAGTAGTGATAGTCAACGTACTTCTTAGATGTGACCAATCCCACGCATCTTCAATCATGTGCTTTGCATCGTTAATAAAGTCACCAACCATAGCACTGTACGTGTTGGCACTAACAGTTGTTACTGTGTCTTCACGTAATCGTCTGAGTACGTTGTTTACTATATCTAAATATGTCATGAAATATTTCCTGTCAACATACGACCAATAAGACCTTCAATAGATGCCATAGCATTTACTGGTGCAGGAGTTTGTATTCCGGGCAGTGCTTGTGGAGCGTAACTAATACCTGATACAGTACCTGTAAACATACCACCAGCGCCGCCACCGACACCACCGCCACCACTAGAAGATGTAGAAGGTGGAGTTTCTGTAGTAGGACCGGGAGGCTCTCCAGTAATTATTGTGTCATCTTTAACACACTGGTCAAAATTATTAGGGTCTGGTGAGTAACCGGGAAGACAAGCACCACAAGAGCCATCTTCATTTGTTTGTCTATTTTGTGAAATACAATTAAAAGTAGTGCCACCTCCTGTAGTAGTAGTAGTATCATCACCACTAACAGAAACACACTTATCATTTATTTCAGTTGTACCGGAAGGACAAACACATTCACCATTAATACGCACTTTACCGCCAGTGCATTGGTCTTCACCGCCTCCATTACCAGTGCCTCCACCACCACTTAAACAAGTAGCGTCATATTTGCTACTATACTCAGCGTATTTAGCTTTAGCTGTCATATCAAAGCTAGGACTAAAACCAACTTTAGGTTGACTACAATCTACTGTAGGAGCTACATAAGTAGTATCCTTTGTTGTTGTAGTATCCTTTGTTGTTGTAGTACCACCAGCACAAGTTGAATCGTACTCTGAACTGTACTCTGCATACTTAGCATTAGCAGTAGGATCAAAACTAGGACTAAAACCAACTTTAGGTTGACTACAATCTACTGTCGGTTTTGTGTACGTAGTATCAGAAGGCCCTTCACCACTAGGACAAATACCAAAAGGATGTGTAAACTTTAAAGATCCATCTGCACAGTACTCTTCAGGACATCTACCGTCAGCATCAGGAGCTACATCTGGATCTTGACACTGCTTTGTAGGAGCAACAAATGTTTTTACACACTTTAACTCTCCACCTACATTTTGAATAGTACCGGCTTCATCGTTAGCCGTAAAACAATCATCGCCTACTTGTGTTACAGATTGACCCGGAGGACAATTAGTTCCATCTTCGTCTAATTTTTTTGTAAGGTTATCATCACATAAACCATAACCAATAGGTATATCCGAACAATCCCACGGATCATCAGTGCTTTCTTTTCTTTCTAAACCTTTATTGATACACTTTTCACTACTAGTATTATCGGTTGTTAACAAAGCACCGGGCGGCAAACCTAAAACTTTTTCTATTTCACTTTTCCCTGTGTTAACTAAAACACCATAAGCACCTTGCAGTATTACGCCGCCAATACCACCTAGTACTTTACCAATATCTCCAGTAGTTACTGATCCGTCACCATCACCATCAAATATACCTTTTACTGCATCTCTAACTTTGCCAATTTTAGTTAAAATCTTTTCAAAAATTTTAGATTCTACATCAGGATTAAAAATATCTTTAACATCTTGGATAATGTCTTTAACATCTTCAACCCCGTCTTTAATCATGTCTTCAATTTCTTGGATTGTTTTGTCTTTAAATATTGTTCCAAGAATAGCTGAAGGAATTTGAGGTATACCGGGAATCGTAAGAATTATTCCAAGAGTAGTACAGTCTTTCCAACCACGAGTATTTAAACAGTCAAAATCTATGCCAACTACAGGGCCGGTAGTTCCTTCTGGTAATGGACCACTTGTAGCAAAATTACTATACAAATAATTAGAAATTTGTTCAGTATCACCACCACCGCCAATAGCATTATTTAAATCATTGGCAAGTTGATCCGCTTTTGTTCTTGATTCTGTTAAATAATCTCTAATTTCTTGAGTTTCTGCAATCTCGTCACGAATAAGGTCAGAAGGTATCTGAATAGAGCTTGTTTCACGAATAACACCACTAACACCACGAGTACTAGGAACACCTTTATCAAAAAGGTCCATTTCTCCTATTTCATCAAACATCCCATTAGCCATAGGTTACTTACCACCCTTCATTTGCATGAGCTTGTCAGCACCACGTATGCCAAAGCTGGCAGTCACGGCTACGTAGAGCAAGTACTGGTAGTAATCAGGTAGCTTGTCTAGCTCAACAAAAGCCATACCTACTCTCTGCATAATACTCAAGTCATCCATAGCAACTCCGTAACACACAGCCAACAGAGGCAACGACAGCACCACAGTGAACCACTCGTCTTTCCACGAGGTTGCACTAGCCGCCGCCATCTCTTGTTCCCACGTAGCAGTGTTCTTGATGACTTCCATTTTAGCTACGTGTTTAGCTTGTGACTGCTCGTGCTTGTTGTTAATCCAAGTCTTAGCGAGTCCAGCTATCGGGCCAATAAGTGCTGTCCACATATCTTAGTCTTTGTCCTTGTTCCTAAGTCCCTGTACTGTCTCTGTTTCCCAGATACGTATTCCTGTCCAGATAATAGTAAACAGAGCGGCAACAGGCGGTAACAGTGACCCAAGTGCCCCTAGCATAGTACCTACGCTCATTACATCAATTACTTGTTTTGCGGACTCATCCATTTTTAAACCCCTTGTATAATACTTGCGGTGGTCCAGATAATCCCAGCAGACACAAGTAGTGCCGTAATAATTGCTGATACATCTAGCATTATTCTTTGTTTTCTTCTTTGTTTGTAGATCAGCTTTTCACGCTTGGCTCTTATGTCACGACGCATCTGCATCATTTCTTTGTACGTGTCCTGACCGTAAGAGTACATGATTAACTCTCTGATCTGCTTCTCTTGTTCCTCTATCTTCTTCTTAGCTATGACAGCGTTTAACGC